CCGAGACCTACACCGTCACCGTCACCAAGGGCGGCGAATAAGGGAGGTGTGACGGATGGCCGAACTTCCGAGCGGGCTGCTTGAGGCCGTCCGCAACTATCTCGACATAACGTGGACAGATGCCAGTGGGGACGAAAAACTCACTGGCATCATCTTCCGCGGCATGGCGTACCTGGACGGCGTTGCCGGGGAAACCCTTGATTACACTGTCGAGGACAAGCCGCGCGAGCTGCTGATGGATTACTGCCGCTATGTCCGGTCAAACGCGCTCTCCGAATTCCAGACTAACTATCTGCCGGAGCTGCTGACCCTCCAGAATCAAAAGGAGGTGGCACGGTACATTGATGAAAACTCAGACTTATAACGATGGCCTTATGTCCATCTACACCGTCAGCGACGTATCCCAGCCGGGGGAAATGCCAGTCGAGGCGCTGACGTTGAAAGAGGCGCTGCGCTACGAGGAGCGCACCGTCGGCTTGACACGCTTCTATGCAGCCCTGCAGAACAACGTCAACATCAAGTATGTGCTCCGGTGCCCTCGAATCCGTTCCGTTTCAACGCAGGATGTGGCCGTCCCGGTCGACGGCAAGCAGTACAAGATCGTGCAGATCCAGTATCCGCAGGACGTTGAGCCGCCGTCGATGGACTTGACGCTCGAGGAGCTGTCGCCGGTATATGACATATGGCAGCCGGGTCCGGTGGACCCAGAAGATCCACTGGACCCGGAAGAAGGAGACGGCGATGCAGAACCTTGACGCACTCAAAAATGCACTACTGACAGTTGGGCCCCCGGTATCGCATTACGCTGCTGCCAAACAACCCGATAAGTACATCGTCTGGGCCGAGGACGGGCAGGGCGCTGGCGTGTGGTCGAGTAATAAGCGTAAGCTCGGAGTTGTCACCGGCACCGTGGACTACTTCACGAAGACCGAATATGACCCGGACGTCGCCAAGATCGAAACGGCGCTCAGTTCAATTCGCATCGGCTGGCGACTTAACTCTATTCAACGCGAGACAGACACCGGATATATACACTACGAGTGGGCCTGGGAGATGATCTGATGGCTTCAAAAATCACACTAAAAACAACATCGGACTTCCAGATTAAGCTTGAGAAAGTCGCCGGTAAAGCTGATGACATAGCCAGGAGAGCAGTGTACGTCGGCGCCGGTATCATGGCGGACCAGGTCCGAGTAAACCTGCAGAAGAATCTTTCCGGGTCGAAACTGTCTCAGGGTGACCTGCTGGACAGCCTCGGTATATCTAAACCAAAGGTAGATCAAGACGGTAGCATCAATTCCAAAGTTGGCTTTGACGGTTACGACCGTAACGGCGTTCCGAACGCCTTGAAAGCCCGTGTGATGGAATCTGGCTCGTCGAAGCAAAAGAAAAAACCCTTTATTAGGCCTGCAATTTCGCAGGCCAGGAATAAGGCAAAAGAAGCGATGGCTAAGGTCATTGACACAGAAATCGAAAAAATTATGGGAGGTAAGTAAATGCCTAGTTTCGGGTTTGAGTATGGCAAGTGGGCCCCAATAATAACCGAAACCGACAATGCCCTGCCGACTTATGGCGTGGGGCGTTCGCTCGGCGGTGCCGTGTCCGGATCCCATACACCCAACTTCGCGCAAACCCCGCATTATTCTGATAACGTACTTAAAAACCAGATCGCGAAATTCACAAATGGCGCCCTTACGGTGGTGGTCGATGATGTCGATCTGCAGACGCACGCTGCCATATACGGTGCGACTTATGCCGCTGGACAAGTAAACCACAAGGCTTCGGACAAGCCGCCCTTTGGTGGCATTTCCTGGGTAGAAAGCATCTTGACTGAGGATAACGAAGAAATCTATCGCGGTTTCTTTTACCCAAAGGCGAAGGCTGTCCGGACAGCGAAAAACTTCGCGACCCAGCAGGAGAATATTGAGCTCGGTATGACCGACCTCAGCTTCACAACCTTCGCAGCAAAGTCTGGGGATTACGAGATTATAAAAGATTTTGAAACTCTCGAGCAGGCTCGCGCATGGGTTGACAGCAATATCAACGACGGCGGTGTGTTCTATACCGTCACTGTGGCGAAGTCTGGAGAAGCAGCCGTGACACCGCTTGGCACGTTCATCGTCGCAGCCGGTGAGGACTTCGAAATCACCGTGCCCACGGGGATTGACGCACTGTATGACAACGGAGACGATGTGCTTGCCAGCATCGCGAACGGCAAGTACACCATTGCCGACATAGCGGCGAGTCACGAGGTAGTCGCGATATATTCCGAGACATGAGGAT